CATTAGCAGTTCTCCAACCACCGCCCTTAGACTTGTACCACTTAGCAGCCCAACCATTTGCATAGGCTGAAGGATAAACATCAAACTTCTGACGAGCTAATGACTTAGCCTTGGACCATAGTGCTGGATTTGTTGGCTTGTTTTCTTCGTTGAATTCAGTCATTTCAGATATTTTCCCTTTACCAAAACTTGAAACATTAATTGGTTTGCCTTCGCGCTCAGGATTAGAGTCGTGTCTACGCTTCGCGGCGACAGCTGCTGCTCTTTCGGATTTTGTTAATTTTGCTCTTGTTTCATTAGACATGCACTTTGGCTTTGGTTCTCCAGGCTCTCTAGCGCAAGGACCAATAGCTTCGCCCTTTGAATTAATTCTCTTCCAGCCGCCCTTTGGATGCTTCGGATCAAACCATTGACGAAGATCTTCGTCAAGATCAGCTGCATATCCACCTGCAATAAATGAATTTACGCGATCAAATCCAAGTTGTTCTGGAGTTCTGTTAAATGAATTGTTCCAATTTGCATAACCACGATTGTATACTTCTTCAAGTATACTTGTTGGATAACCAGATTGTTGTGATTTTTTGTAGAGAGATAGTTTCTGTTTGTCAGTGAGGTCTACGACAGACTCGCCAAGATGCTCTGCAATTACTAGCCGAGGATTGAATTTTATAACATCTTTTTCCATTGGAGTTTCCCTTTAGGCTTATCCAAATTATTTTGTAGCGAGTCTGCCGTAGCCTTATCGCACTAACAATTTCTATTTAGTTTTTATGTTAATTTGGAATTAAATATCCTTCAATCTGAGCTCCGATTTGAGAAGTCGCAGAAGAATTAAATTGCCATTGAATATCTGTTTTTTGTACATATGGTCTTGGAACAATCTTGACAGAATTATATCCGCTGACTAACGGAAATTGAAGAATAGTTGTTATAAGACCAGCTGGTGTTTTTGTATAAGAACGATAATTTGAGTATTGATTTCCATTTTGGTTAGTATAAGCATTAACTTGGGTTAAATAAAATGTATAACCGTTAGGAACAGTATAAAATGTTGCGGAAGATCTAGAAGTTCCTATGGGAATCAAAGAATAAGTTTGTGTTTTGTCTGAATTACCGCATGAAATAGATCCAATTGCATTTGTTGTAGAAGCTATTGCATTAATTCTTAAAAAGCTTTTTGTTGAAAGAACTCCAGTTGTTCCATTTGTCAAAACAACTGTTTCTGTCTGTAAATTGTAATTTGTATCTAATCCGCTGATTAAAACTGAAATATTTGTGTCGGAACCGGAAGAACTCCAAATTCTAACAGTTGAAGCTGATGAAGGATAAGTGTATTCAGAAGCGCCGCCATCCCAAAGCGGTATAAATGTTGCGCCAACAGAACCTTGATAACCAGAAATGCTCAGACCTTGAACGCCAGGAATTAAACCGCGAGCAACAGCCAATTCAAATGGCGCTGAATACAATGACTGATTATTGACCATAGACATTTCAAATAATGTCTTGTTACTCGTTTGTAATGTATTATTAGCCGAATTGAAAATTGCCATCTTATTCTCTTTTAATTTATATGTTTCAATTTATATTTATGATATCGAGCAATCCAACCAAGGAATTTGCCGCCATTGAAACTATGATCGTGTCTTGTGAATATTTTTTCTATAATATAAATGTTGTCGAATATGATATATGGTGGAAAAAATGGCAACCACTTATTCCAGAGAAATGCTTTTTCTGAGAACCACTTCTCTGGTGTCAAATCAAGCACCCATAGATTTTCTAATTGGACTAACTATCAAATTATTCACTTCTTCGTCCGATAAGCTACTTGGAGCCATTGCACGAACTTTACCATAATCGCCAGCCATAACAGCTTTCTTCATTTGAGATCCAGAATAGGTTGTTTCGTCGCCAACTTGAGCTTCAGCCTTACCACCTTCTGCGCGACCCGCTCCATAAGGATGACCTGTTATTGACTTGAAATTATAATAGCCGTGTGGACCTTCTTTGCCATTATTTCTTTGCATGGCTTGGAACATCTTTTCTTGTTCGGCGTCGCCATTACCATAAACATAATGCAAATGTTGAACGCCATTGTTATATAAATCTGTCAAGTGGTGAAATACTGTTGGCTTTTCTGGCGTTGTTGTTACTGGATTTTGTACACCAGCAGCAGAAGCAATAGCTACCTTTTGTTCGCCAGACAATGGATTCTTAATATCTCCTGGCTTGTGAGCGCGAGTGAAGATAGAAGTAATACCAGCATTATATTCGTCAGCCAAGCCACTAGCAAAATTATGCATTCCCATATGACCTTGGGTCAAGAAAGAACGACTCTGAGAAATCACGTGATGTGGTTCTTCTTTTTCATTTATGGTTTGTAAGTAATGTTTTAAAAAAGAGTATGTTTGTTCTTTCAGCTGCGGAGCGGGAGCAGTCTGTTCTTGTGGTTGTGATGGAGACTTTGCGCCAGCGATAGCACCAAACTTTAATCCGTTTGCCTGCGCAAATCCTAATGGATTTGTATCAACTAACTTTGACATGTTGCCATTTTTATCCTTGACAACTGCGCCTTCTGGACCTGTGGGAACTTCATTGCCCTGATCATCTGTATAAGAATGAGCGTATGGACTATTCTTTGCCATAACTCCAACAAGAACATGCTTTGCGTCAGTCAAATGTCTTTGCAACTGAAATAGTCTGTCCAAATGATGTCTATTATTAATAAAGTGTTGTAGTAGTTCTGCTTGTTGAGCCGCCTTTCTATCTCTACCAGCTGGAGAACTTAGTTTTGCTAATTCTTTCTCGTGCTTTTCTCTTAGCTGATTTACTAATCCTTCAGAAGTTGGCATTCCACCTTCGCGCACATTCTTATTAATATGGGCTTCGATAATAGTTGATAATGGATTTGTTCCAGTCTTTTCTTCTTGTGCGGCTAAAGATCTAACATATGGAGTAGTATTTTCAGACTTGCCAAGTAGTTCGTCAAAAGCTTCTGGCTTGATTTTACCGTATACTTTTCTAGCTTCAGCCATATGCGTCAAGAATGCTTGACGTTCTGCTGGTGTATAATTGTCTGGATTAATATCCATCGATGGATCAATATTATCAACATCTGGATGATTGTTAAATTTTTGTCTAGTTTTCTGATCTAAAGGACCAGCTGACATGTCTTGGAGGGTTGGACCACCAGAATACTTTGTATGAACAACAACACCCAACTTAGAGTTGAGCATTCCACGACCTTCGGCTGAATTAACTGGTGCGCTGTAGCGAATAAGGTTTGGTCTCATAGAAACCATTCCTTTGTTGACCTGAAGATCATCAGGACCAGCTTGCATCAAATCGCCTTGATAAACGCCACCCGTTCTTGGCATGATCTTTGGTAGATGCTGTAATGCAGCAGTTAGCTTTTGAACTAAACCTGGAGCGTGTCCATGATTATTCTGAATATCTTCTGGAGTGTAATTGATTTTTGGTTCTTTGTTAAAAGCGGACTTCGAAGCAACAAAGAATTGCTTAGTTTCTGGATGTACACCAAAAACTATAGAAGGAGCGCCATCATATTTCGTATCAACTGCGCTAGAACTATTTCCACCTGATAAAATTTTACTAACGTCTTCTAGATGTTGAGCTGCTAAACCAACGCCTTCATGACCCATATTTGTAGGTAGTCTATCAACGTGGGTTAAATGCTTTAGCTTTGTACCTTGTGGCGCAGCGTCATCTGCAGCTTCTCTTAGAAAATCTTTTATCGATAACATTTTTAATCCTTATTGACTGCCTTTGACGTAGCTCAATTGTATATTTATTAAATTTCCTTAGCGTTCGATAGCGAAACGATGAACATAAACTGCACGATCTGGATCGTATTCATCTGGATTTTCGAATTTTTCAGTTCCTAAATGTCTTAGCGTCACACCTTTGTTTATTATAGTTTCGTATTCATCTGGCTTCAATGTTTGTTGTTCCACATGTGTTGCAGGATCGCCTGGTTTCAGATGAATTTCTATCATATGCGAAGAATGTTTATTTTGAAAAGGATCTGCATATTCACCAGCGACGTGTTTATCGTGACTTCCAGAAATAAATGCAGGAGATTTCATCGTTCCATTTTCATCCAAATCTTCTCGGGGATCAAATGAAACTCCAGAAAATACATTAACATTATGTTGTATAGGATTACTTTTTATTGCTGATTCCAGATCATTTACTGTGTCCTCTAAATGCCATGGCATATGTCTGCCATCAATTAACGCTCTATTAATTTGATAGCTATGCCAATCTTCCTTACGAGGGTTATCGTCGTCTGGATCGCCATCATGGTGTCCTGTATAAGAACGTATTGCTTCTTCTTGATCTGGCGTGAATTTATTATGTTTTGAAAGTTTTTGACTAATTTCATAAGGTGTAGAACCAAGATGTGTATTGGGCGATTCACTAAGCCACTGTTCATAAGGTGTAGGTGGTCTTGGCGTGTAATTTTCTTTAAAATGACGATTTGATGCAGAAAATTTAAAGTGAATTGGAGAAGATAATACTCCAGAATTCTTTTTCTTACTGAAAACAAAAGATGAAAAGTTTTTCATTTATATCTCCGTTCTTGTTTGATTAAGAACGCTTATTGGATTATTTTTAGGTCTATTGGCGTTTTCTTCATCCCTTTGTTTTCTAGCAGCTGCAATTAAATCTTCATGCGTATCATGTTGAATTACATTGTATTGACTATTGAGTAAATCTCTTGTGTTTACTCTCTGTACTCTAGTATTTGCGGCTTCTGTTGGCGAGGTGACTTCCTCTTTACCAGAAAATGATTCTGTTTTCCAATCTGGAGTTCTGTCGGCTGAATGCACGTTGACTTGTCTCGGTATTCTTTTATAATCGTCTTTGGTAATATGTATTGTGCCCTTATAGTTAGGATTTCTATTTTCGCCCCACATTTGATCTTCGTCATAGATTGCAACGCCTGGAACTGGACCGCCGTCAGCGCCAGCACTTCTTCCTAATGCAGCATATAATGAATTAGGTTGATATGGACTAGCGAACGTTCTGGTCAGTTTGTCAATTATTTTATCGCCATTCCAAGTATCGCCAACTTTGTAACCTTGAGGCTTTTCGTCATCTGGAGGTGGCCAATTACCATTACCATTTTCTGTAACAGCATAATCGCTTGGTTTCCATGGATTTTTACGTTCAATGGGATCAACTCTATAAACCTTTGTCGGGTCCCACATATTTACCGTTTTAATGAAATTCCTAAAGCTTTTCATTATTATTCGCCCTTTATTTCACCAGGTGCATAAAATGGTCTACCTGCGTGAACACCGCCTGGCTTTTTCTTTTCGATGTTTGCAGGTTTTGGTAATACAGACCTATTTTGACGAGGTGCAGATGCTCTTTTTGGTTTAGGCGCAGCAGCTACCTTTGGCTTTGCGATTCTAACTCTTGGAGTTGCTGGTGCTGGTCTAATAACTGCTGTTGAGCCACGTAGTTTAGAAAGTCCTGGTCTGTTTTCATCTGGTTCGTTTTGACCAACAGCAACAGTTTCAGCTGGAACAGTCTTTGGCTTTGCGCTTGGCTTTGGCTTGGCAAATGGATTATTTGCGCCAGAAGTTTTCTGAGATCCAAAGATGCCAGAACTATCAGCAGCCTTCAATCTAATATTATGGAACTTTGTAATTTCACCTGTTACTGGGTGTTTGTGATAAAATTGTACTGTATTATTACCAGCAATCTCAGCATGAATATTTTCATGATCATTTAAAATATGATTGTGCTGGGTTACTGGATGTTCTATTTTCTGAGAATAATTTCCATTTGTTCCACCGCTTGTTAAGCGAATATGAGCATGACCTGTATCTGTTGCACGCATTGAACGGCGGAGGGTTTCTGCTCTTTGTCTTGAATCCATTCTCTCAAATGCATCTCTATAATCTCTAGCAATATTCCCAAGAGCCTTTGTTCTTTCGGTCGCTTCAGTCGCTGCAATTTCTGGATTTGCCTTTAGCATTCTTTTTGCTGCAATACCAGTGAGACCAGCCATAATTGGATGAGCTGCTATAACTGCTTTTCTTGCTGCTTCCAAGTGATGATCTGTATTTACACCAAGTAATCTATCAACATCACCACGCCCGCCGTTGCTGATTGGCGCAATGCCATTTTTCTCTTTTACTGTCTTCAAGCTAACGCCAAGATGTCCGCCTCTATGCGAAACATAAACGTCAGAAGAATCGTCTGCTTGATGAGTTTGTTTTCCTGTTATTTTCTCAACGTCTCCATGCTTTGAAGTCCAAGCAACACGTGTCTTTCCTTTTTCCCAATTATCGCCAACATGATTTCTGATAGCATCAGCAGCATCTTCTGCCTTGCTACTCATGTCTTTATATTCAGCGTGGTTTTTATAATTATCACCAAACAACTTTGTTGCAATTCTATGATGTTCTTCTTCAGCTGTTGCGCGACCATCATTGAAATGTGTTGCACGTGCTCCATGCTTATGAACTAAATGATGATGAACCAAAAGCTCATGAAGAACGCCTCTGATATTTTGCTTTCCTTCGCCTTCGTCAGCATCTTCTTCTTTGGTCTTTTTCTTTTCTTCCAAATATTGAAGAAACATTGAAGTTAGCTTTTCTTCTGTCATTATACTTTCCTTGAAGTTACTGTCACTTCACCAGTTTCTGGATTGTGCTGAACGTGGTGAGCGTGAAATTCTACATCTGGATGTTGTCTTTTTAACTTTAAGAATGCATTTAGGTTATCAGCTGAATCGTCGTACAAATGAACTTTTCTATAACCATTCTTAGCAATTAGGTCGCTCATCACAGCAGCCTTTGTATCAGCTGGCTTTCCTGGCAAATTACCTGCTCTGCGGACATGAACTTGATTGATATCAATTCCATACTTCTTCATGTGATGAGCAAACTTGTCCTTGTCATCCATGTCGCCACGAGCTGTAAGAATTTCTACATTTTTATTATTCTTATGTATAGCTTTCAATTTAGCTATCATCTTACGAATTGGGCTGGCTGATTGACCAAATACATCAGAACTTCTGAACTCGCTGAAGTCATAGCTATGACCTGGAGGAAGTTGGTGTGTGTTGAACTCTTGATTCGAAAGCGTTCTAACTCTATTTCCATTTGGATCAAGAACGTGAACTCTTAGTTTATTATGATCATGAGCCATCAAAGTCTCATCCATATCAAATGCATGGAGAGTTGTGCTATCTGGGTCTTTTCTTTCCTCAAAAAGGAAATTCTTAAAATTTATCATTTTTTGTTCGGCCAACTTTCCTGTTTTATAAGCACTGATGGCTTCTTTTGGGCTATCATATCCTAATCTACCAGCAGCGTCATCTAAATCGTATCCATAGTCTTCTCTTTGCGCTTTTGGCCACTTTGAAGTTGTCAAGAAATTTGTTTCGCTGAAATCAGGATGAGCTAAAGAATATGTTATCAAATTTGGGTCTTTTGATTTTAACGCTTGATCTATTTGATCTGGAGTAAGTTTTACTGGATTATTTCTTCTGTTAAGAACCTTACTTATCAAATCATTATCTTTTGAATCAAAAACTTGTTGAATTAAGTTTGGATATTTACCTAACATTGTGCTTCTTGCGCCTATCATTCTCATCTGAGGGTCTTTTCCCAAAACAGCGTTTCTTAATTGATCTTCAGATATTAATGGATGATTCAATGCAGCTGCATATGGCGCTGCTTTTTGCCAGTATTCTTGAGAAAAGTTTTCTTTTTTTGTATTTGGCTCAGCTGAATTATATTCATCCATAACTTGTTGAATATGTTGTGGAGTTATTTTTTCTGGATGTTTCGCAAAAGCTTGCGCTCTGTCTCCAACTACTGGAGAATTCCACAATGAATTGAAAGATCCATTTCTAGAAGAATCGTAATGAGAATATTCAGACCATGTAGGGGAGGACTCCAATGGAGAATCATTATATACTTCTTGGTTTCTTTGATAAATTGTCCCATCTTTCATTGGGAAATTTTCTTCAGCCCATTTTTGAACTGTATTGTGAAAAGAATTATCAGAAGTACCATAAGTTTTATCTTCTGGTCTTAAAATTGTATCACCATTTTCTGACGTATGAGGTACTAAAGAAATTCTAGCCAATGGATTCTTTAAATCTGGATCAGATCTACGAGCTAGATAGGCGACATGCATGCCCTCTTGAACGGCTGGCTCTAGATAATGGTTCATCTCACCACCCCCCATGTTCATGCAACTATTCCAACCTCTGTCGGTTGACATACCAGCAATATCATAAGGGTGTTTTGAAATCACAACATGTAGATCATCGTCAGCTGCTTGTCTCGAAGCAGCTCTAGTTGGATCGTTGGCGAATGTAGAAATTAGGTCTGGATCTGCTTTTGTTCTGGTTAAAGCCCTACCAATGTTTACTTCTCTACCATATTTGTCGGTGGCTTTGCCATTCCTATAATCTTTGATAGCATATCCATTTCTTTGAAGATGGTCTTCAACGTCTGGATTTGGGTCAGCTGGAGTTTCTGGATGAGTTAACGGAACACTTATTCGTGATTGACCTTCTGGAAATACGCTTCCTGATATTCTATCAGCCTCTGGAGAAGAACTTCTACCACCTGTCCATGTATTAACTACTTGTTTTTGCTTGGGTGTCAGTTCTTCTCTTATAACCACAGAAGCTGTAGGCTTGAACGAGAATTCCTTAAAAGACAATATCATACTTACAACTCCAGAAGCTGACTTTATGAATATTTATATAAAAGAAAAGCGAGACTTTTCAGCCTCGCTTTTCAAGCAAAATAAAACATGTGTTGAGCGGAACCCCACCGTATGCTCTCAACTATTCCATTTGACCCCCATGTGTCTCTTTGCCTCTGCATGTTCTTTGACATGCTACACGTTTTATTCATGTATTATTTAGTTCTTACTGATATATTTTTCTCCGCTGACAAGAAAAAAACTTGGAGTAAATCCATTAAATCCATAACCAAGATTTAGAGAGCGCATAAAAGCTCGAGCTTCCTTTTGCTTGTTCAATGGAAAGGTCTTGATAACTTGATCTGTATTCGTCTCAAGCACTTCATACTCATTTTCATTATTAACTAGCTTATAATCGAATGCCATGATGATCTCCTTATCTGAATCCATCAAACTTACTACGGTCGAACTTGTTTTTCTTTCTGTTTCTCTCATAATCTTCCTCACCAAACTTACTATTATCCATCACTGGTCCATCTAGTAGATCGTCTTGAGCAGATTGCTCACAGTCGTAAAGTCGCATTTTGCTACGGTCCACCCCAAGAACGAACCTACGATTAACGCTGGGATCATTATATCTATTTTTAAGCTGCTTAACCATAATTTGACCCAAGTCTTGAAGCTCTTCGGTTGAGATGAGGGCAAACATAAAATCAGCTGTGGCTGGGAGTCCAAAGGATTCCGATGTATCTTCCAGACCCACGTCGCTGCTCGAATATCCTGTTCGAGTTGTTTGAGTCGCAGAGATGATAGGAACATTGTATTCAACTGCCAACCCTCGAAGTTCTTCTGCGATTGACTTGATAAGGGTATAAGAATTGACGTTGGCTCCACTTTTGATCCTCGATGATGTACAAATGTTAAGATAATCAATATAGATTACATCAGGCATAAAATTCTTCTTGATCTTTAGCTCATTGATTAGATGACGAAAGTTAGCTGAACCAGCGCAAGCAGTCGGATACTCCTTGATCTTTAGCTTGCCCTTTACTTTCTGCTTTAGCCTTTCCATCTTCTTCTCATAAGAATCTCTGGGAAGAAGCTTTAGCTCATCAATCGTTACATCAAGAAGATTGGCATCAATACGCTCGGCGATACGTTCTTCCGCCATTTCCATGGTGATATACAGAACATTATAACCAGCAACCATATTAGCTGCTGCGCAATGACACATGAACAATGACTTACCAACACCAGTTCCAGCAAGTGCAATGTTCAGAGTTTTCTTAGGCAAACCGCCATTGGTGATAGCGTTGAAATATTCTAGATCGAAAGGAACACGAATTTCCTTGGTATGATAAAACTCATATCGAGCTTCTGAATCGTCAATGAAGTCGTGACCAATACTGGTGTCAAAAGAAACACCAAGCGCATCACTCAATATCTGAGGAATCGCTCCTTTAGAAGTCTTACCAGTCTTATCGTCAAGAAGCTGGATTGACTTCATGATTGCATTATAAACTGCCTTTTCCTGACAGAACTTTTCGGTTTGGTCAAGAAGCCATTCAAGCTGAGTATTAGGGTCTGGCTGAATTTCAGAAATGATATTCTTACACTGCTTGAATGCGTCCTCGCCGATACCATCGCGATTAGAGAGGTCAATCGCCAATGCTTCCTTTGAAGGAAAATGATTATACTTCTTAACGTAATCGTCGATCAGTTGAAAGACGGTCTTGTTGCTATAATCGCCAAAATACTCTTCCTTCAAAAATGGAATTACTTTCCTACCATAATCCTCATTGTGGATAATGTTATTGAAAATAATTTGCTCGATTGACATCTAATTCCTCACTTGAAGTCTTTAATATTACGGAAAATACCAGTCGCATAATTTTCCGCTACGTCTTCAACAAGAGTCAAAGAACGATCTACGTACAGAATAGAGTGATTATAGTTGTTATTTTCATAAAAGTCAATTGAATACTTGCCATTATGTTCAACAACAACTGCTCTTTTACTTTTATCTTCGCTGTAGAATTCCGATACCTTATTCGTCTTCATCTTCGGAATCCATAATGCTTCCAATTGCAATCTTGTACTTTGATTCAATATACTTGGCGAAATCGGTTTCCTGAAGCATATTCATCCAGAATTCCTTATTATCGACGATGTCATTGGCTCGCATATTCTGACTCTTGACTTCGCCAGTAGCTGGATCAGTAACAACATACCAACCAGCCTTTGGTTTGGTCACATACTTACCTTCAAGAGCAACATCTAGAAGTCCAGACCAACGATTAATACCACCATCAAATGAAACTGTGATAGGAATCTTGCTCTTTTCTTTTACATAACGAGACTTCTCAATATTGATTACGAAGTGATAGCCCTGAATTCCATCGGCGTCCTTATCCTGTTGACGACCAAGAATCCAGATGTTGTCAGAACCATAATATGAACCAGTACCGCCGCCTACGATGTCCTTCGGATATAGACCAATTTCCTTATAGGTGTGGTTGATAACAACCATTGGAATATCTTTAAGCGATAGATGAGGAGTAATCATTCGGAAAAGAGACTTGAGCTGCTTTGCTCGGCTCATGTCAGCAACTGACTTGCCATCGAGTGCGTCTTCAACTTCCTTCTTCGAAGCCAAGTTACCAATCGAGTCGATGATGATCATAACATGATCGTCGCGAGTAAGTTCCTTCATCTGCTTCATGATATCGAACTTTAGTTCTTCGATGTCAGTGATCGGAGTATGAACAACAGAATCAAAAGGAATCTTGAATGTCTTGAAATAATCCTGAGGAGTACCAAATTCTGAGTCGTAGAAAAGAACTACGCCATCACTATACTTCTTGAGGAAAGAAGAAGCAAGTAGCAAGGCAAAGCCAGTCTTGAAGTGTTTCGATGGACCAGCCAACATGGTAAGTCCAGGAGTAATACCGCCATCAACAGAGCCAGAAAGAGCCACATTGATCATTGGTACTGAAGTGGGAATCATATCCTTCTTTGTGAAGATCTTGCTATCTTCCAAAGTATTAGTTAGAGCAATTGAACTGTTTTTAATTAGTTTATCACGCAGCGACATTACTTTCTCCTCGTTCCGAAAACACTATCATCAACTTTGAGTATATTAGTAAATGGAAATTTAGTCAAGTTCTTTTTTCTAGGGCGACCAACTTTAGGACGCCTTACTTCTTTAATACCATTATTTGCAGCAATAAGAAGCAATACAGCGAGTGGGTCAAAAACAAAAACAAGAACAAGTATAACCCAACGAACGGCTGCTTCTAGATTCTTTTGTTCGCTTTCGCCATAAATCAAATCAGAAATGTATTTGACTGGACCAACATCCGCCATTACTTTAGAATTCTCTATCTTCAGCGGCATTAATTTCTCATTCAACTGCTGAATGTTCTTAGAAGAAGTTTCAATTTCAGCATTGAGCGCAGCCCTTTCCTTCTTTTGGCTATTCCTTACGTAATTAGCTTCCTTTTGCGGAGCCTGTTCAACAAGAGTATTCAAAGAATCTAGCGAACGCTGTGCATTCTTGATTGCACGATTTTCTTGTTCGATCTGTAATTCGATGTTTTGAATTACAACATTCTGATCGCCAGAAATAGTTGTTTGTTCAATATGCGCCTTAGATAGGAAACCAAAGATTCCCATCGAACTGATGAACATAAGAACAATAACAATAATTGAAAGATAATACCTTAGAACTCTGGGTGCAGTGTTCCAATTATTGTATAACCAACTTGCTGTTGTCAGCTTACCAGCTTCCAACACACAGCCCATCATAATGATTGGCCAAAATGCAGATGAGAAAATAGTAGCCAAACCTACAATAGAGTAGTACCCTGACACTGCCGATATTGACAGTGCTACAAGCAAGGCTATGTAGTTTATCATTTATTATTCGTCCACGTACTTGTTGATCTTTTGAATAAATGCCTTGATCTTCTCGCTACGGTCTGGCCATAGGATATACTGACGTTCTGGGTCTTTAGCCAAGTTATTAAGCAATGGCATAATCATATCGCGCAATCCATGTAACTTATCGGTAAGCTGCGCTTCTGTTTTTTTAACAACAATCGTTTGTTCTTCAATCTTCTTTCTCAGAAGATTCTCATGCTCTTTCAATTCAGCTTCAGAAACCAAACTAAAGCCGAAATCGTCCGATTCGTCTAATTCCATTTTACACCTTTATGAAAAGAAACTTTCTAGGGTTGACTTTTGTTCTACTTCCCAGCCAATAATGTTTGTGATAGATCGAACTGGATCTAGGAATGCTTTGTCAAACTGTGTATCGCGATCAATATACTTATCAAGATTAAACTCTTCAGGCAACTCGTCTGGAGTTGCGATTACACTATCTTGAATTGGGTTTGGCATTTTTAAATACGCAAACCTAATCTTGTCGCCATCTTGAATAGGTGGGGTGTTCTTAATTCCCTTGGTTTTAATAATATGATTGAACAGAAGAGCCCCCTTAACTTGAATCGGAGTTCCCTTCTTATAGATGGTTGCATTATCTCTGTACTTAGACATACCCTTGACTCCTCGAGGAAAGGCTACGTCTTCAAAAGGTAGACTCATAAAATTATTACGGAACTGATCAATGAAGTTAAGTAATTCAGCTTGATCTCCATTCATAACAATACCGAATGCTTTCTTAATGTTTTCACGACAAGCATGCGGAGTCGAAGAACGAACCGCCTCAATCCCAGACATCTTTAGCTTTGGTGTTTCATATTGAACACCCTCGACGTTCCAAGCATTTAGAATATACATTTTCTTACCACGCCAGATTCCCTTGTTGGCGATGGTTTCACGCTTCATCTTCATCTTCTGTTGATAAGCACACATCATATCAGCGAGTTCTTGATAACACTTATCAATGAATGGCTGAACTTTTGCTTCGATGAACTTATCAAGAGCCTCGACAACTACCAAATCATCAGCATCTCCAAGAGTCTTTACGATAGAATCCATCTCAACGTAAATCGAATCAGTATCAGAAGCAACAACATAATCGACATTCTCAGTCTTTAGCATTTTGTTCATGTACTGGTTCATCTTCTTTTCAATCCAACGAATTGAAAGCTGACCAGACATGGTAATTGCTTCAGCGTGATTATGATTGAACCAACGGAAGTACTGGTTGCTAACCCAGCGCACCGTAGGCACTGTTCAATTGAATCTTTTTTGCCATCTGCAGATTGTGATAGCGAGAAATATCATTGACAGTTTGCCTACGGAACGCTGCAATCTCCTCATCAGTTAGAGTTGACAGTTCCACTTTTAATTTACCTTTCTACACACCCAACCTTTAGATTTTCCTTTTTTCGAAGGTTTACCAGTTTTAGATGTGTTCCATAGTGTTGTATATGAAAGATTGCGTAATTTACAAAATTCTTCAAGTCTATTTGTTTTATAGACATTTCCTTCTGGACAAATAACTTCAAAATAAGAAGACAATGAATCTCTGATTTTTTCTCTATTGTTCGTCCAATTACTTTTAGCCCACTCTTTCATAAATGCAGAATGTTCTGGTTTTTTTCTTCCTGTGTTTTTTTCTACAGCTTTCTTTAAATTTTCACGGCTTATGTCATCATAATAATTTTTCTTTTCTGGATCGTTTCTAGTCGCTTTGACAGATTCTGACACTTTTTTTCTAGCTTGCTCGGATCTTCTCATTGGATTATTATTTCCAGAATTATCTATGTGCGAAAATCCACCAACACCACCAAGAGTCATATTATAGCTGGTTTCAGAGATAATTACAAGCTCTTTTTCTAGATTATACATTTCTGATTCTGATTCGCAGAATTTTAATATTTCTTTGGTGAAATTTTCTTTACCATATTTTTTTATGGATTTTTTTAAAGCTACACCAGAACCAAAATAATCATCTTTCAGATTTTCAGTTTTATGTGCACCAATATAAAATTTACCATTTTTATTGTTTGTTATCTTATAAACATAATAGAACATTTGTTTCTCCATCACAGTTCTATCTGTATTTATAAAATACTAGTTTCCTAGGTAGGAAACAATCCACGTTTTTTCATTTCAGAATCTATCAATTCCAGTCGCTTCTTAGCTTCCAACATCTTTGATTTATATTCAACTCGGTCGTTGTACATCTTCTCCATCAAAGCTGGAAGGAAACCCTGCTTATCCTTTCGATAGGTACAACCGTTAGCCGCATAAGTGACCATGCCATCGCGATATTCCCAAATACCTTCAAGAAGGAAATCAATATCAGGCATATTAACTTTACCAGCGAAAGTCTCAGGACTGATATTATACTGCATGATAAGATGAGGATAAAGCGAATTCAAGTCAAAGGAAACAACCCACTTACTCAAACCAATCTTAGGTTCCTTAACATAACCACCAACCAACGGGATATTATCTTCGTGAGTCTGAAGCTGAGGAATAACGATTCCCTGTTCAAGAAGATAATTGTGAATAATAATATCCCAAGGTCGAACGGTCGTCATTGTATCAATGTAATTGACCTTTGCGTCATAAGCAAAAGCCATGACCTGCTCGATGAATTTGAGTTTTTCATCCAGCCGCTCGACCAGAATACAGTCTTGAATATTATACTCGATAAACTTTTGGAAATTATTCTTATACAAACCAAGAAGATTTCCGTACTCGGAATAATCGAGTTTCTTCTGACCAAGCTCGATTTGAGCGATATAATCTAGCTTGTAAGATTCCTGATTACCAAAAGTGAACTTGCGATAAAGTTGATAGTAATCCAGAACAGAAATACCAGCTGGCATATAACTCTGGTTTTCTTTACCTCGGAAAGAGATCTGCCTCTCGTCAAGAATACCCCAAGGCGATAGCTTCTTAGCTTCATTATCACCCAGAAGGTTCTTAATTCGGTTGACAAGATATGGCATGTCAAAGAATTCGATGTTCCAGCCAGTGATAATATCAAGGTCAAGTGCTTGCCAACCGCTAATGAACTTGGCTAGAAGATCGTGTTCGTTCCTGCACTTTATGTACTTGATCTTCGGATCGTCAGTTGTAAAGTTACCGCAACCGAGAACAATAGACATCCCATTACAACGAAGCGTAATCGCTGTAATTTCCTTGTCTGCCTTGCTGATGTCAGGGAAGCCCTCGTCGGCTGCGACCTCGATGTCAAACGTACCAACCTTGACCAACTTTGGGTCGTAATTAATTTCGCCCTTGAAGTTGTCGAAGATATAGAGATAGGCGAATATGTTCAGCCCATAGATATCCATCCCAGAAACGTCTGAATACTTTTCAATAAAGTCCTTCGCGTCACGAATGCTATCAAAATCAATTCGATCAACTGGCTTATTGTCAAGTGTACGATATTTACCACCCTTCTTGGGCACAAACATATAAGGTTTGTATGGCTCTATGAACTTCTGTCGCTTGCCATTCTTATAGCCGCGAACGAAGATTTTATCGCCTCTCTGGTAAATGCTCGTGTAGAAATCCATAACGCCTCCGCAATTATTCCCATAGTATAACGCATTGACCAATAAAAGTCAATAAAAAAGAGGGTGAGCCGCAGCCCACCCCCCAATTCTACCCTCTATTACTCGAGAGTATTTATTCATCTTTTGAAGTTATTTCAATCTTCTTTGGCTTCTGATCTTCAGGAATAACATTCTCGAGCCAGAGCTTCAACATTCCATTAATTAGATCTGCACCCTTCACCTCTACGTGATCGGCAAGAGTAAACTTGCGGGTGAACATGCGATCAGCGATTCCCTTATAAAGGTAAGTTACTGGATTTACAGTTGACTGAGCCATGTCGTCAATAGTTAATCCGCCCTTTACCGTAAGAACATTGTTAGCCATTTCAATGTCAATGTTGTTCTTACCGAAACCAGCAACGGCGATTTCGATGACGTACTTGTTTTCGTCAACCTTTGCGATGTTGTAGGGAGGATAACCAGTAATGGTCTTGCCTAGATTTTCTTGCGCCTTGGCCAGAGTTTGAATCATTCTGTCAGCGCCGACAAAAAACTTGTCAAAGTTTTGTGAATGGAATGAAAATACATCATTAGTCATAGTAGTTCTCCTTAATTAGCGAGAGTTACGTTATAAGCGATCCCATTAGGCGATCGCGAATATTATATAGTGTAGAAGTATTAAAAGTCAACAGTTCAGTGCAATTTTTTATTGAAAGTCTCTTTTGCCACACAAAGCATATCCATTTTCTTACCATCAAGAAGAAATATTGGAGTCATACCAGCATCTTCGAATTGTTTAGCAGCAGACAATAAAACAGCAAAGCTACTATCTTCATCGCCCATTTCTGCAGCTAATGAAGCTGATTCGACAATAACTTCGCGGGGAATTATCTTATAATATTCCATATTGCGACCTCTTTGTTGCGCATTTAATATTTATTATTTGTAAATTCCCACGAACATGTAGAACAAATAAGCGGAAGTGAACAAAATAATATCAAACATTCTAAAATCAATATGAGAATTTTTATCTCTAAAATTGATATACCAAACAAAAAAGAAAAATATTAAATAAAGCCCAGCAATAGGGTCTATAATAAATGGATTTGGTTTGTAGAATTTTTCCATGACTTCAAATTTAAATGGCGGTCTTGGAGAGGATCGAACTCTCATCTCCCGAGCGACAGTCGGGAATAATAGCCACTATACTACAAGACCAAAATAACAAAATTATTCTTCCAGATCGTAATATTCTTCTTTGAATATTACATCTTCTTCAAACTTTTCTTTATCTGTCTTTTTAATTCTTTTAAAAATGGGATCGTAATTATCGCGATCTTTTTCTTCGTCTTCCATTAATAACAAACCTGCTGTGAATAAACATAACCCCAGCTATCGCGATAATACTCTGTGCGACAAATTGGAGCTCTGTAATATACAGGCGGTGGGTTGTAATATGGATAAGGTGGATTGTAGTAATAATAAGGCGGCTGCTGGACGTATACCTTTGGACGAGAAGCCTCGCTCAAAAGAACTCCACCAAATAGACCACCAATTACTGCAATTGCTACGTCACCGCTATCTGCTGCCTTCGCAGGATTGGTATTGACCAACATTCCAGTTAGCAAAAAAGCAATGACCAACTTTTTAATCATGCGTTTGATCCTTTATTCAACTCTATCAACCTAGCCTTCAAATAATTCTTGGCTATATTGAGAGTTGCAATATCTTTTTCGCCCGAATTATCAGTCATGCGCGACTCGATCGTCTGTAATTCCAAATTAAAACAAGTAATCATAGAATAATCCACAGACGACTTTTCCATTAGACCTGCTCCACCATAGGTTTACCAACAAGTGAACCAACTCCAGTGCGAGGAATATTACGCATGAAATTCAGAGCGTCTTGCAACTTCTTGAACTTCACAGTGTGATCGACGAGAAAACCGTCGGCATCCTTGGTGCTGTAAGAAATCTGGAACATCTTGGTTCTCCATTAATGTTTCAATAGTGTACTACAAGCCAAATTGAAAGTCAACACTTGCGACGTATTTATGTCAAAAATCAGGATTCTTGATCTTGCGAGACCATTCTAGTTCATTTAATTCCTCGAGTCTGCGTTTGTGCATTAGATACTCTCGCTCCATCTCGCGAAAGTTTCTCTCGGCATTTCGATACCGCTCCTCTGCGTCTCGTAAATCGTACGATGCAAGGAGCAGTTCGTGCTGCGCCTTAAAATATTCTTCCTGAGCCTGATCGTTCATTTGACTTTATCTCGTTGCAAAACACACATGTGATTATACTTAGATTGGAATTAAACGCAACAGAAAAAATTGGTTGCTTTTTAATCCGTCCTGCGGTAGAATACGTATATGTTTGAACGAACGGAGAATGAGATGTCTTACATGACCGCTCTTGAGGCTGCTGGCGCGAAGGTGCTTCGCTACCAGTATTTTGGTGACTATCAGGGCACCATCCTCGCCGAGGTGGAGTATGAGGGCAAGAATGGTTGGGTCACGATCTATTACGGATCCTGCTCCCACTGCGATGCCTATGAGGCATTCGAGGAAGACTTCGATTGGGATATTGGACCCACCGACGAGAATCTCGCGGAGTTTGGGAAGCGGTATCTGATCGATCTCCGCACGACTGCCCAGCTGATCGAGCAGTACACGCTCGACGCTGACTGGGATTGGGATGCTGGGGAAGTTTTGACTTGGCTGAAGGAGACTGTGTGATGAAACTCTTCGTGGACCGTTGCCATCGTAAGAACTATTGGTATATTGTCAAGGATGGATCTTTCGTAGCTGGACCGTTTGATAAAAAGGGTGCAGCCCTGTCTTGGAAGAAAGAGAATGAGTGATGGAAGAACGACTCAAGATTCTTATGGAAACTCATGGGCTTCATACATACATAACGCAGGACTGTCAGAATAGGATGGAAATGCTCGCTAAACTTCTTGAACAAGAACACCAGAAGAAAATTGAGGATCTTGAGTTGACCATAGGTCGTCTTTCTTTTAAGAATAGAAAACTCAAGGCATATATTTCCGAGATGGTGGACACAGGGCGAGAAGCATTGGAGCCTGAGCGATGATGCGTTCTACTCCATTCATGTGGCGACTGTTCTGGTCCCGTGCTTGGGGTAAGCGCCGAAGGTTTCGGAAGTCGCGTAGATTTGAGATAGTTCGTCGCTTTGGTTTCAATATGAGAAAACAATGGCCAGAGTGGTATGATCTAGAATATAGGGATGATGACAGATGAATAGCCTTACTGAATTTACCATTTATGCAAAGAACATTGTGTTGCTTATCGGTGCTGTTTTTGTGTTTTTCTTTGCGTACGAAATTATCAACAAACCAGAAGAAGTCGGTCATTGGCTCCAAAAAGTAGACAGCGCCCGCTTCGATAACTTTGAAGATCAACTATGACCAAGATTTTCGATTCATTAACCAACACTCAGTTACTGCAACTTCTCGGTAAGCTGCAGTTTCTACCAATGACTACTGTCGAAAAGGATTATTATTTGTGCATGGACACAAATGCCATGATCGCATTTGGTGATGACTTTGATATTATCCTAGACGGCGACCGTATTGTTCTTCTCGACGAAGAAAAGAACAGGCGATCATATATCATCCAAAAGGTTTCGTGATGAAAAAGAAAAAACCAGTTCAGGAAAAGATTACTGAATTTGTTACATTCATGATGAAGCGGGCAAACAAGATGGGAATTGACAATGCTCATTCTTACGCTTTATTTGCTGTGAGCACAATCCTGGAGATAACTGCAGGGAAGCCCGAGGATCACACCATCGCTCAGATGGATGCCGTCATGCGTGTCATGAAGGAAGGTGATGAATTCGAGCGTAAGGCAAAAAACGGTTGACATTAATTCCTTCTTGCGGTAAGATCTGTGTATGGTTGAACGAAGGAGATGCGAGATGGGCTACTTCAAGGAACAGCTGATCGAGATCATGAACGAGGTCGAGTCCGTCCAATACCAGCTGGGCTGGATCAACGAGTCCGCGATGGTGGATCTCGTTCGGGCGCACCTCGGCTACGAAGCCGATGCCGATGCGATCCTAAGCCACTACCGCGAGATGCATAATTTCGTGGACGACTGCTGCTACTGAGTCGCAACATGTCGGAAGATCTCCCGCGACCGTCTTCGATCAATAAGCATTCGAAGATCATGAATATTCTTTCCAAGGTTGCTGTAACAGTCGAGCCTGTCGCAAGTGCTCGGCTGGCAGCTGCCATTGTTTACAAGAATGACATCATATCGTTTGGTGTCAATAGAAAGAAGAGTCACCCCTTTCAAGCTCAATTTTGTAAGAACGACAAGAGCATTTATCTCCACGCCGAGACAGATGCTATCAAGAATGCTCTCAGGGTTGTGGATCAAGAAATTCTAACGAAAAGCACTCTCTATATTTGCCGTATGAAACATATTGGAACGAACAGGCGGGAGTTTGTTTATGGATTGTCTTATCCATGCTCTGGTTGTATGAAGGCTATTGCTACTTTTAATATCAAGAACGTGGTTTATTCTCTCGAACAAGACGGCAAAAATTCTGTTGCGTTTAATTCCCTCTTGCGGTAAGATGTGTCTATGATGATGAAAGGGAATGTGATGGATAAGTTTACCAACCGCTACTGGCTCTTTGCTGGTTATAATTACTACCCTTCTGGTGGACTTAACGACTTTCGCGGTAGCTTCAAGACCATGGTCGATGCCGTGAAAGCTATCGGTCGGAAAGACTGGTTCCATATCCTCGACACTGTCACTGGGGAAACGCACGAAGATCAATACCTGCCCAAGGACTATAGAATCACTGAGTGGGCTGAGACCTATGATGATGGAGAAAGAAATGCCCTACGATAAGCGCCATGGTGGACCCTACGACCGAGGCTCGGCTGACAGCTACTACCGCCGACCCATCCAGCCGCACTACTACAAGGCGAACACGTACACGTCCGAACGGGTCGAGGAGGCTCAGATGACGGGCGAGGAGATCGCCGCCTACATGGCTGGCTACCGCGAGAACAAGCAGGAAGGCAACTTCAAGGAATGGTAAATTCCTGTTGTCTTTAATTCGGTTCTGCGGTAGTATGTGTGTATGGTTGAAACGGGGCGATGACCCCAAGGAGTTTCAAGATGGCTCGTATTGCTCGTAAGCCCCGCACTGCTCGCGGTTCCGATCTCTCCCTGCTCAAGGTTACGTATTCCCCCGACATCAAGCGCGAGACCGACGCTGAGATCGAAACCCGTCTCAGCGACCGTTTCGATATCCTCGACGTGCTGACCGAAGGCACGATCGTCGGCAACAGCCGTGCGCTCATCGTATCGGGCGCTCCTGGTGTCGGCAAGAGCTTCGGCGTCGAGAAGCTGCTCGCTCAGTACGATCCCTCGGGTGAGACGTACACCATCGTCAAGGGTTATACCCGCCCGACGGGTCTCGTCAAGCTGCTCTATCAGTATCGCCATGCTGGTAACATTGTCGTGTTCGACGATGCTGACTCGGTGTTTCAGGACGATATCGGTCTCAATATTCTCAAGTGTGTCGCTGACACGACCGAACGTCGTACCGTTTCTTGGCTGTCCGAAGGCAAGCTGATCGACGAGGAGACTGCCACTGTCATTCCTCGCACCTTTGACTTCGAGGGTGG